AAGATTTTCCAAAAGAACTTGGACTTGACAAATACATTGATTATGAATTACAATTCGAGAAGAGCTTTGTAGAACCACTCAAGGCAATTCTTGATACGATTGGGTGGAACGTAGAAAAAACTGTAAACCTTGATTCATTCTTTTCCTGATGGACTTTTTAAAAGATATTGTAAAAGAGATTGGTGATGATTATACCAAACTTGCTGCGGATATAGACGAAACTGAAACTTATGTTGATACGGGTTCATATATTTTTAACGCACTTGTTTCAGGTAGTATATTTGGTGGTGTATCTGGGAATAAGATTACTGCTATTGCTGGAGAGTCTTCTACTGGAAAGACTTTTTTCTCTCTCGCCGTTGTTAAGAATTTTCTTGATACTCATCCCGATGGTTACTGTCTCTACTTTGACACTGAGGCTGCTATCACTAAATCACTTGTAGAGTCTCGTGGCATTGATACTCAACGTCTTGTGGTTGTCAATGTTGTTACGATTGAGGAGTTTCGTGGCAAGGCACTTAAGGCAGTGGATATGTACTTAAAAAAACCTGTAGATGAACGCAAACCTTGCATGTTTGTGCTAGACTCTTTGGGTATGCTTTCAACCGAGAAAGAAATTACAGATGCACTAAATGATAAGCAAGTTCGTGACATGACTAAATCGCAACTTGTCAAAGGTGCATTCCGAATGCTCACACTTAAATTAGGACAAGCAAATGTTCCAATGTTAGTTACCAATCACGTTTATGAAATTATCGGATCTTATGTGCCAACTAAAGAAATGGGTGGAGGTAGTGGACTCAAATACGCAGCCTCTACAATCATTTATCTTGGAAAAAAGAAAGAAAAGGATGGAACGGAAGTGGTTGGAAATATTATCAAGGCTAAGACTGCTAAATCGCGTTTGAGTAAGGAGAACAAAGATGTTGAAGTCCGCCTGTATTATGATGAGCGTGGTTTGGATAGGTATTATGGCCTTCTTGAACTTGGAGAACTCGGTGGACTCTGGAAAAACGTTGCTGGACGTTATGAGATTCAAGGAAAGAAAATCTATGGTAAAGAGATTCTAAAGAATCCTGAAGTATATTTTACTGATGAAGTAATGCAACAACTTGATGAAATTGCTAGAAAAGAGTTTTCTTATGGATCTAAAAATGATAAATAAGTATGGTTAGTAACCATACAAATATGTTTATAGATACTCACCATATTATTCCAAAATATGAAGGTGGAACTGACGATCCAAACAATTTAATTAGACTTCCTAGAAAACTTCATCAGGAAGTTCATTATCGTCGTTGGTTAGTTTATAAAAATATATCAGATTTGTATGCATTTCAACTTCTTGGTGGAAATTTGTCTGATGAAGAATTGACTAAAATTTATGAAGATCAAGTTAATCGTTGTAAAAGAGACAGTCAAAAATTAACGGAGGCAAGATTGAAATCGGAAAAATGGAAACAATCACATCAATCTGATGAATATAAGCAAAAAAAGAAAGAACAGAGTGTTGTTTTGAATCAACTCGGAAAAATTAATTCTGAAGAATCAATAAAACTAATAAGTGAAAAAAAGCAATCAGTAAAAAATTACAACTCTAAAAAAATATCTGTTTATGGTAAAATATGGGATGATGCCGCAAAATGTGTAAGAAATAATCAATCAAATGGATTGTCTCTGAGGCAATTAAGATACAGAGCAAACTGCAAAAGTTACTCTGACATTTTTTATATTGAGGATAGTTATGGAGAAAGTTGAGTTTCTAATTCTTAGAAACCTTTTACACAATGAAGAATACACACGAAAAGTTTTACCATTCATAAAAGCAGAATACTTTGAAGACTACAATCAAAAGATTGTTTTCGAAGAAGTTCTGAGTTTTGTTCAACAATATAATCAACTTGCTACCAAAGAAGTTCTTTCTATCGAAGTTGAAAAGAGAACTGATATCAATGACACAACCTTTAAGGAAATTGTTCACCTTGTCGATTGCCTTGATGATGTTCCTGCTGATTTAACTTGGTTGACTGATACCACTGAAAAGTGGTGTCGGGATCGTGCCATTTATTTGGCATTGATGGAAGCAATTCAAGTTGCTGATGGTAAAGATGAAAAAAAGAATCGTGATGCTATTCCATCTATTCTTCAAGATGCTCTTGCAGTGAGTTTTGACAATCATGTGGGACATGATTATCTGATTGATTATGAAAAGCGTTATGAACTGTATCACAAAAAGGAGGAAAAAATTGAATTTGATCTGGAATACTTTAACAAAATCACAAAAGGTGGCATCCCTAACAAAACTCTTAACATCGCTCTTGCTGGTACGGGTGTCGGGAAGTCTCTATTCATGTGCCATGTGGCTAGCTCCATCTTGCTCCAAGGACGGAACGTTTTGTACATTACGTTGGAGATGGCAGAAGAACGCATTGCTGAAAGAATTGATGCAAACTTATTGAATGTTCCGATTCAAGATATTGCAGAACTTCCAAAATCACTCTACGAGAACAAAGTTGTAGGTATTGCAAAGAAGACTCAGGGAACTCTTATAATTAAAGAATATCCAACTGCATCTGCTCATGCTGGACATTTTAGATCCCTACTTAATGAGCTTGCACTTAAGAAGTCATTTAAACCAGATATCATTTTTATTGACTATCTCAATATTTGTGCTTCTAGTCGCTACAAAGGAAATCTTTCAGTCAACTCTTATTCTTACATTAAGGCTATTGCGGAAGAACTCCGTGGACTTGCGGTTGAATTCAATCTACCAATCGTTTCCGCTACCCAAACCACTCGTTCAGGTTATGGTAGTTCTGATGTTGAACTTACTGATACTAGCGAATCCTTTGGTTTGCCTGCCACTGCTGATCTTATGTTCGCTCTTATTAGCACTGAAGAGTTGGAAGATCTCGGACAGATTCTTGTAAAGCAACTCAAGAACCGTTACAATGATCCAACAATTCACAAGAGATTTGTGATTGGTATCGATCGTGCCAAGATGCGTCTCTATGATTGTGAGCAGTCAGCACAGAAAGATATACTTGACAATTCGCAAGAAGAAGAGTATGATTATGAAGAAAGAAAACCGAAGAAATCGTTTGAAGGATTTAAGTTTTGAAATATAATAGTGAAGAGTATTATACTGTAAGGGAAAAAAGAACTGGAAGAAAAGTTTGCGATTGTGGAGATTTTGAAGATGCAAGGATGATGATGAATTTGGACATACCAAATCGTGAAATTATAAAAAACAAAACACTCATGAGTCCAGTGATTGATATTGAAATTGCCAAAGCATTACCAACCACAGAAATTGTTCCCATTCAAAAACAAAAACCTCAAAAACTTAAAGAATATAAAAACAAATTACCTCAGTCCGAATTAGAACTACTAAACTTATGACTCAAACTATTGATACTAAAAAATATATTGAATTTGTTCGTCAAACCACTAGTCCAGCAAGTAGCAATCTTGCTGATCTGTTGCGTCGTTTGACTGAACTTGAAGTTGAAGATGCTGACGTTCCCCGTCTTCTGACTGCTGCATTAGGTATGAGTGCCGAAGCAGGTGAGTTCACTGAGGTTGTGAAGAAGATTATTCTTCAAGGTAAACCTTATAGTGAAGATAATGTCTTTCATATGAAGCGTGAACTTGGAGATATTTGTTGGTATCTGGCACAAGCATGTATGGCTCTTGATACTGACTTCAATGAGATTCTTCAAATGAACTTTGAGAAACTCAGTGCTCGTTATCCGGAGGGAACGTTTGATGTATTCAGAAGTGAAAATCGTAAGGATGGTGATTTATAAATAACTAAAAAGTCTTTGTAAGATGAACACGAAGGAACTCAGAGCACTGATGGAAGCATATAGTCAGGTTTATGCTCCTCAAGAAGTTGCTGAACTTTATAAGGGTAAGCACGGACAATCAGAAACTGAATATATGGATGATCGTTCTACCGGTGGTAAAATGATTTCTGGAGACTCTAAGCAAAGCGGCGCTTCTTTTTCTCACCGTTCCTTTAAGGGCCAAGGCAAACCTGCTAAACCCGGTGAGCGTCAAACACATCAAGGTAGAATGGATAGAGGCACTCGCACTGATATTACATTCCGTAAAGCAAATCTTAAGAAGGAAGAACTTGATATCTTTGATGCAGTTCTTGAGTTCCTCCAAGTAGAAGGATACGCAGAAACTCTGGAAAAGGCAGAGTGGTTAATGGCGAATGTGATTGATGAGGAAGCAATTGCTATTGTTATTGGTGAAGCGCAAGTTGCCAACAGAAACCCAGACAAGTATGAAAGAGAGCAGGCAAAGAAATATGCTCCTGTTCGTGGTGAGAAAACTCCTATGCCTCCAAGAGGTGATAAGCGTAGAGAGGACTTTGAAAAGTGGTATGCTGCTAACGTTCGCTGATGAAATCTTATAATCAATTCTTTGAGGATATTGAATCCAGAAGACAAGAACTTCGCCAAAGACAATTAGATCAAGCGACGAAGTTCAAACAAAGAGCAAAGGAGTATTCTGCTTCTCAACAACACAGAAGAGAAGAAGGACAGGAGCGAGAAAGATTAAAGAGTGAGATTAAACGAGAACTGAAAAACGAAAAGTAAATTGAACGGGGCTATAGCTCAGTTGGTAGAGCGCCTGCTTTGCAAGCAGGATGTCAGGAGTTCGAGTCTCCTTATCTCCACTTCTAAATACTTAAAAAAGTATAATGGCATTAGAGTATTCTGAAGTAATGGCTGCTGGGGCCATGTTTTTTACAAAATCAGAATTGGAAAAGGCTTCTGAAACTAATGAGGCTCTTGGGGAATGGATAATTGCAGCAAAGAAAAAAGTAGAAAAACATGTAGAATTTGGTAGTTCTCGATCAGAATTTATTTCTTTTATGGAGCCAACTCCTGCTGCATTAAAAGAAGCAGTAGTCGGAATATCCGCTGCTAAAGCAATTAAAGACTGGTTAAAAACTGATCATGGTCAGGGATCTGATCCAATTGCAAAAAAAGTATTTTTGACTGGCAATGTTTGGCCTGACGAAGTAGAAAAGTTTAGAATAAAGGCATATGGTTTTGATGATTATAATTCATCAGATTTTATAGTCAAACCAAAAGATAAAAGTTATTTTGGCATTTCTTTAAAGAAAAAACCAAAACCAAACTCTCAAGATCCAACTCTAATTAATAAAGCATTTGATACCGTTTTAAATGGAAACCAGTTTAAAAAAATTAAAGAAGATATTACAGATTTGAGAGTTGAATATTTTGCTGGATTGGTACGTCAAGCACATGAAGATGGAATTTTGTTCATTAAAGATATTGATAAATTATCTGATCTTGAGTTGTTTGAAGCCAAGAGACGAGATAAAAAAATATTTGATCGGGCATATATTAATATTAAAGGAAGTTTGTCTGGAGGATATGATAATGATCGAGCTCCAGATGCAATGAGAAAATTTGTTAATAAAGAACTATCTAAAGCAAATAATATTCTCTTCAAAAGATTGACAAGTTACATGGATGAACATGCAGATCTTTTTGCAAAGACCTTGATTAATTTGGTATTGAAAGTTAAGTTATATGATGAATTATCTGCGATGAAAAATTTAAAAGAATATAATTTTGGGTTTGCTTTGGTCACTGGTATTGGAGAAATTTCAAGAGGAAAACCTTCAGTTTCAAAAGGAAAGGCAGTTGATTTGCATACAATTTTGTGTGGATTGTCCGATTTAGAGGCAAATAAAAAACCTTATAAAATTGTTGTTGATTTTGAAAAGAAGGCCGAAGCAAATGCTGCTAAAATATTTTTTAAATTATCAAAGGCGGGGGTAAATATATTAGATATGGAATTGAGATATAAAGGATCATTTACATCTCAACCACAGTTTTTTGCAACGATCACCAAACAATTTCAAACCATTCTTACAGAAAAATGTTTGGTTCCCAATCCTGACGGATATAGTTAATTAATAAATACATTTATATTAAAGTAAAAGATGAAGAATTTTTTTAGTTTCTTATCCGAAGCAAAAGAATCTCAAGCGGCTTCCCAAGCAAGACGCATGGGATTAAAGGGTGATGGCCATGGTGGATGGTATAATACCCAAGGTGAGTTTGTTGCTAAAACCGAAAAAGGAGAACTCAAGTTTTATAATCAAGGACAGAGAATCGGACAAAGAGATATTCCTCAGCAAAGAACTCCTGCAAATCAGCAAGTTGCAGCAACACAAGCAGCAACAACACCAACGCCAACACCAGAAACACCTTCACAACCTGAAGCAGAGAAACCAGCAAAAGAAGGTGGTTCAGTTTCATTAGTATTTGGTAGATTCAATCCTCCTACTGTGGGACATCAGAAACTTTTAAACTCAGCATCAAATGTTTCTGGTGGAAGTGAACTTAGAATTTATCCCTCCAGATCTCAGGATCCAAAGAAAAATCCATTGGATCCGAGTACAAAGATTAAGTATATGAAGAAGATGTTCCCCAAATATGAGGAGAGCATCATTGATGATGATAAGATGAAGACAATCTTCGATGTTCTTGTGACTGCAGATGAGGATGGATTCAATGATGTAACAATCGTTGTGGGTGCAGATCGTCTTGGTGAATTTAAGAACTTAGCTAATAAGTATAATGGAGATCTTTATACTTTTGATAGCATCAATGTAGTATCTGCTGGAGAAAGAGATGCAGATTCTGCTGGTGTAGAAGGTATGTCTGCATCTAAGATGAGAAAAGCAGCAGCAGACAATGACTTTGATACCTTTAGAATGGGTATTCCCAAGTCATTGGATGATAAGGAAACAAAAGCACTCTTCAATACTCTTCGCAAGTCAATGAAAGTAACTGCAAAAGAGAGTTACTCCTTATGGGAAATTGCTCCCAAGATGGATTGGCAGGGACTTCGTGAGAACTATTACACGAAGAAAATTTTTAGAATGGGAACTCTTGTTGAGAACTTAAATACTGGACTTGTTGGAGAAGTGATGCGTCGTGGAGCCAATCATTTGATCTGTGTTACAAAAGAAGGTTGGATGTTTAAGTCGTGGATTAAAGATTTGATGGAATATACTGAAGTAAAAATGGATAAGCAGATGAGAACTTCTCAGAAACCTAATACTTTAATTGGAACAACTGGGTATTTTAAGACTGCTGCAAAAATGACACCTGGATCATTAAGTGTTGGTAAAGAGAATCTTCAGAGTGGTGGAAAAGCATACGGACTCAATTTCATAAATAAGTATAAGAAAAAGTAAGAATTTTTAACCATGTCAATGAGACAACTTCACGATCTGTCCAGAGTGTATCTGGAGCAGGTTGCTTCTGTTGATGAAGCAGTTAAGGGTGCTGATAATGAATTAAGAAGAGCTGCTTCTGCTGAAAGAAGAGTAGAAAGGGCGGCTGAAACAGAGTTTAGAAGAAAGGGCAGAGTTGGTGTAGGAAAAAAAGGGCCCAAATTAAGCACAACTCCTCATGGGAAAAGTGAGGTAAAAAATTATGCTGATAAGGAAATGAGTTCTATTAAACTATATGATAAAGCAACAAAGAGAAATAAAAATATTGTTGGATTAGTTACGAAAGAAGCACTTGAAGTTGATATGAAGAAGCGTCAAGAGCAGAATGAAAAGGCAAGGGAAGAAATGAAGAAGACTGCTGCTTACAAGAGTATGGCAGCGACTGCAGCAAAGAAGTTTGATGAGGCAGCAAAACCAGATTATCTTGACTTTGACAAGGATGGTAATAAAGAAGAGTCGATGAAGAAAGCTTTAAAAGACAAAAAGAAAGTCGAGGAAGCAATTGATCCAAAAGGAGCAGCAAGAATTGATGCTGCTAAACAAAAAAAATCAGAAACTAAAGATGAAAGAGAAAAAAGATTAATGCTTGGTAAATATTCTCCAAGTGTTTTATATGCAAAGCATAAAGTTGAAGAGGCACTGGATCCCGTAGGACAAGAGGATGATGATGTTGATAATGATGGCGACTCAGATTCTTCTGATCAATATCTGAAGAAGCGTCGCAAAGCAATTGGCAAAGCAATTGCAGTCAGAAAAGAAGGATACTCAAATTGGAGACAAGATCTTTCCGAAGTTATGGATAAGATTGCTCCTGATGAGCAGAATGAAAAGCAAATCAAGGAAAAAAAAATTCAAAATAAAATCATTATCAATCCAGATTTAAAGGAAGCAGTTGAAGAGATTGGTGGAACTCTTCTTGAAATGGTTGAACTTGAGGAAGGACAACTTCGCCCTGGTGAAACTTATATGCAATATTCGAAAAGAATAAAGGCAGAAAAGTCTGCTCCTGCTGATACTCGTATGACTGTCACTGCTGCCGACAAAAGAGGAAATACACCTGCCTATAAAGCATATAAAGCAGGAGATAAGCGTTATAAAGCAGGTGCTGGGTTAGAAGAAGAGCAACGTCCCTTCCCTGAAAAAAAGGTAGCAGCGCAAGCAGCGCGGGCAGCATGGGGTTCTGTGTATGGAAAGGATACTGGAAATGAACCTGCTCCTAATGTAAGTGATAAAGAAAAGAGCGAAACTAGACGCTTCAGTAAAATGCATCAAGCTCTTGAAAAAGCAAAGAGAGCTAGACAGGAAAAAGAAAAGGCAGCAAGATCTTCTACTTTTTATAGAGACACTCATCCGACAAGTGCTCCCAAGATGAAGAAGGCTAATGAAGAAGTTGAACTCGATGAAAAAACTTTGACTTCTGCAGAGGCAAAAAAGAAAGAGGAAATTGTAAAGTCAATGAAGAAGAGTGCAGGTGACTTTGAAAAAAGATATCCTGGACGTGGTAAAGAGGTAATGTATGCAACTGCCACTAAGATGGCAAAAAAGGTTGCAGAAGAATCTGAACTTCTTGATGAAAGAAGAAAAGAAGAAAAAGTAGCAGGAACTCCAAGAGAAAAGACTGATCGTGCTTATCAAATGGTAAAGCAAAGTATTCGTAAAATGAGTGGTACTCCTGCTGGACAACAAAAGAAAAAACCAGGACAAAAACCACCTAGAGCAGGTGAGTATGGTGGCCCACTTTCACCAGCACAAAGAGTAGCAATTCGTCGTGCTTCTGCTCAAAGATCCAAAGACATGATAAGTTCAAGGTTCGACTGATCTAAATAAGACAGGATACTCTTCACACGGAGGACATTATGACACTCGCAGCTATCGGTGCCTGGCTTGCTGCAAATGAAGGATTGGTTGCAACCGTTCTTTTTCTTATTTCAGAAGCACTTGGCGCAAATCCAAAGTTCAAATCAAACGGACTTCTTTCATTCCTTCTCGTTCAGGCTCAAAACCATTTGAAGAAAAAAGGTGCAAAGGATTTAACTCCTTGATAAAACTTAAAAAAATCTAATATTGGAGATCTAATTCAAGATCTCCTTTTTTTATAAATATTACTAGAAATATTTTTTACGAGAAAAGACATGGCACTCTGGGGAAATAATGACGCAAAGGGTTCAGGTGGCACAGTATCTCTTAATTATACCACCCTTGTCGTCACTGGTAGTGGTACAACCTTTGGCCAAGTAGGAGCAGCTGCAACTGGTGATGTAATTCGTTTTGGCCCACAAGGCGAGATTGGAAATGCTGTAATTGTTGGTATTGCAAGCACCACTCAACTCTCCATTGCATCAACTGCTGGTTTGAGTGGAGTTGCAGTTGCGAGCACGGACTTCCAAATCAGCGAACTTCCTAAGTACACCGTTCTTGACAGTCGTTGGAGTGAAACCAATACTGGTTATGAACCACACATTTATGGTGTTGCTGCTGGCGGCCTTGCTGCTGCTCAAAATACTTCGTATCAATTAACACATGCTGGTTGGGTTGGCGTTACTACCTATGTCGATACTCATGGTAACTTAAGAGTTAAGACTGAGACTCTTGTTGCAATGTCTGGTATTACTACTGGCAACCTTCCAATTTATGATGGCGATCCTACAGTCTGATAATATATGATTTTCAATGAATTGAATGAAGAAAATTTTCTTCTTTTTGCGATTAAACATTATGAAAATCCTCAGGCAGTAACTAAGGAAGATTTTGATAAAGATTTACATCATTTCAAGTATATAAAAAGACTTTTGAAACGATATAAGAATACGGGTGAACTTAAAACCCATCTTCTTTTGAATCATTTCATTATTCTTTACAATATATTTGGGGATGCTGCTACTCCAATGTTATTTTTCAAAATTGAAAAGGAACTTTGGGCATCAATGAAAACTTTTATAGTTTTCTTGAATAAACTTCCACAATATCCTAAGTGTTACATACATGATATTGCGATTGATATAACTTGTTTATCTGAAATTCAAAAAATCTATAACAAAAATGGAAAAGATTGATCGCATTATCAAAATTATTCGAGAGCAAATGGTTGCTAATGCACCTGGAGCTAGCGGTGGATTCAGTGGTTCTTCAGATCCAAAAGGCCCAACTGCTGGATTTGATCCTGTTATGGGAATGACAAGAAGAAGAAAAGGCCCTCAAATCAAACT